GTTGAAAAATATGAATTGAATGGTATATCTTTAAGAAGAATTAATACCAATCACAATCTTGCTGATGCAACTGTTACAGATCCTATTGGTCTTGATTACTATACAATCAAGATTGATACTTCTAAGAATGGTGTAGATAGATCTGCAAGCACAAGTCTTCCACAACTCCACTTCAATGAAACGAAGTCAACTGGTGGAAAGGGTATACTTCCTACTGAGAATATACCTTTTGAGATTGTAACCCCTATCGTTGAGAATATTACTCCTGTTGGAACCAACTTAACTGCTAAGATTAGAACTGTAAGTGGTAAGAGTATTGATGGAACAGAAGTTCCATTCCAAGATCAAGGATTTGAGGATATTAGTTTGATATCTGACAACTATATGGATTCTCCTAGAATAGTTGCTTCACGTATAAATGAAACTACATCATTATCTGGATTGCCTCAGAATAAGTCATTTACTCTTTCTTTGGATATGACAACTAATAATCCAAACCTTTCACCGATAGTTGATTTGGATAGAATTGCTGTTATTCTAACATCGAATAGAGTTGATAATCCAATCACTGATTACTCAAGTGATCCTAGAACATCCACAGTTGTAGATGATCCAAACTCTTTTGTTTATGCATCTAAACCTGTTACTCTAGAAACTCCAGCAACTTCAATTAAAATCTATATGACTGGACATATAAATGTCTTTAGTGATATCAGAGCATTCTATGCAATATCAAATGATCCTGATCAGGAATTGATTTATAATCCTTTCCCTGGTTATACTAACCTACTACCATCAGGTGAAATTATTGATCCTAATAAGAATAATGGATTGCCCGATAAGGCACTTCCTAAGACTGATAAATTAGCATATACTAGTTCTCAGGTTGTTTATAAAGATTATGAATATACTATTGATAATCTTGCAAGTTTCAGATACTTCAGTATCAAGCTTGTAGGAACATCTACAAATGCTGCTCAACCACCTAGAGTTAAAGATCTCAGGGTTATATCACTAGCATAATATGAAACACATCAACGTAAAGGGTCATGCTAGTTTAGTACGTGAAAAGGATAGCACTGCTATCCTTAATGTTGACTCTAATGAATATGAGAAGTATATTTCTCAACGTCAAAATAGATTGAAGAGTCGAGAAAAAATGGATAATGTTGAACGTGAATTAGCTTCATTAAAGGATGATATTAATGAAATCAAATTTCTACTGAAGGCACTAACAAATGGCTAAAAATACAATTACTTTTGATCCCACTTCTGGGGTTGCTTATGGAGTAAATCTCACACTAAATGCTGGAGCAACATTTAAAAGTGATTATTCTGTTGTTAATGTTTCTGGTGGAGCATGGGATTTTTCTACTGCAAATGCAGTTGGAATAGCAACTACTACTGGATGGACTGGTTCTGCACAACTTGCTAAAAGTGTAGCAATTGGATCTTCTGCATATGCACTGAAGACTTTCAATGTTGGGTTTACAAGTGCAGCAGGTGGAGATTTTAGTATATCGTTGGGTTCAACAGATACTAATAATATACCAGAAGGTAGATATGTGTATGATGTTTTAGTGAGTTCTGGTGCAACAACTTATAAAATAATCTCTGGAAATGTGTTAGTAATTGCAGGTATATCATCGGCTCCACTAACATACTAAATACAATTGAAAGAACTACTCATAGATAAATGGCGCAACCAAAGACACGAGGAGAGTTAATTGATTATTGTAAGAGAAAACTTGGTGCGCCTGTATTAGAAGTAAACGTAGCAGAAGAACAGATAGAAGATCTTATAGATGATGCCGTTCAGTATTTTCAAGAAAGGCATTTTGATGGTGTGTATCAAACTTATATGAAGTATAAAGTTACACAGGATGATATTAATAGAGGTAAAGCTAGAGGAGGTGATGATAATCCAGTTGGAATTGTAACAACAACTGTAGATGTGCCAGTCGGTATTACTACTCAATTTAATTTTGAAGAAAACAGTAACTACTTACCGATGCCTCCAGAGGTAATTGGTGTGACTAAGATATTCCATTTTGATGGAACTAATACTATCACTAATAATATGTTTAGTGTTAAGTATCAGATGTTCTTGAATGATATTTACTATTGGGGTTCTACTGAACTTTTATCATATGCAATGGTCAAAACATATCTACAGGATATTGAATTTTTACTTACGACTCAAAAGCAGATAAGATTTAATAAGAGGCAAGATAGGTTGTATATGGATATAGATTGGGGAAGTATGAGTGTTGGTGATTGGATTATTGTAGATTGTTTCCGATTACTCAATCCTTCAGAATATCCTAGAGTATGGAATGATTCGTTTTTAAAACCATATGCTACAGCTTTAATTAAAAAACAATGGGGTCAGAATCTCATTAAATTCCAAGGTGTTAAATTACCTGGTGGAGTAGAATTAAATGGTCGTGAGATATATGAAGATGCTCAGAAAGACTTGGAGAAACTGTTAGAAAATATGTCCAATACTTATGAACTTCCACCATTAGATGCAATAGGTTAGTATAATGGTTCTTAATCCATATTTTCAACAAGGAGCTAGATCTGAGCAGAATCTAGTTCAGGATCTAGTAAACGAACAACTTCGTATGTACGGAGTTGAGGTCTATTATATCCCTAGGACCTACGTTTCAAGCAATACAGTGATCACTGAGGTGATTGAGTCTAAGTTTGAAAATGCGATCCCTCTAGAGGCATACGTGGACACCTACGATGGTTATGAGGGTCAAGGTGTATTGATGTCTAAGTTTGGAGTACAAGGACTACATGACTTAGGATTGATAATATCTAAAGATAGGTTTGAAAACTATATCACTCCGTTGATAAAGAACATACCAAATATAAAATTAGCAACTAGACCAAAGGAAGGAGATCTAATTTGGTTCCCTCTTGGTGATAGGTTATTTGAGATTAAATTTGTTGAGCACGAGAAACCATTCTACCAACTCCAAAAGAATTATGTCTATGAGTTGAGATGTGAACTCTTCCGTTATGAGGATGAGGTTGTTGATACAGGTATTGATACCGTAGATGATAATGTTCAGGAGTTTGGTTATATTGAAACTCTACAACTTATTGGATCTGGAACTACTGCCACTGCGAGTGTGATGGGAGTTTCTGATGGTGGTGTAAGAGCAATTTATATTAGTGATAGAGGGCATAACTACGCAAATGTACCAAGGGTTGCTATTTCATCTGCACCTTCTGGTGGCACGACTGCTGTTGGAATTGCAACAATGATATCATTTATTGTTGATTGTGATGGTGAGAAATCATCTAAAGTTCAACATGCAGATTTAATTAATCCAGGTGCTGGATATACAGTAGCACCAACCATAGCTTTCCACGGTGGTGGAGGAGTGGGTGCAGCAGCTACATCTGGTATTGCTGATGGTGTTATTGGTATCGTTAGTATCACTAGTGGTGGTACTGGTTACTCTACAGTACCTACAGTAACTATTAGCAACAACCCAACAGGTATCAATACTGCAGTAGCAATTGCATACCTCAATACAGTTGGTATTGTTACTCAAATTGGTATCAGAGATGCTGGTGTTGGATACACTGTAGCACCTTCTATTACTATATCTTCTCCTTATATGGGCAACCAAGGAGACTATATATTCAATGAGACTGTAACTGGATCTCAAAGTGGTACAACTGCAAGAGTTAAGTCTTGGGATTCTACCACAAATGAATTAGAGGTTTCTATTGCCACTGGATCATTCACTAATGGTGAGATAATTACTGGTGATGAATCAGGAGCAACTCATCAATATAGAAAGGTAGCATCAGAGTTTGATAAGGATGGATTTGCAAAAAATAATGAAATTGAAACAGCAGCAGATTCAATAATTGACTTCTCTCAAACCAACCCATTCGGGATGCCCTAAATATTTTATCAGGTAGTACACCGAGCTTTACCCATGTTTGAATATTTTTATCACGAAATAATGCGAAGAACCATTATTGGGTTCGGTTCGTTATTTAATAATATTAAAATTGAGCACACTAATGAAACTGATACAACTGTAAGCACGTTAAAAGTTCCTCTTGCTTATAGTCCCACTCAGAAGTTTTTAGCACGCTTAGAACAACAAGCAGATTTAAGTAAATCTGTTCAGATTAGTTTGCCCAGAATGTCATTCGAGATGACAGGGTTGAATTATGATCCTAGTAGAAAGTCTACTACTACTCAAACATTTTTAAGTCCAGTTAAGTCTGACAAGAAGAAGATAGCAAAGACATATTTACCAGTACCATATAATCTAGATTTTGAACTTAGTGTTTTTACTAAATTGAATGATGACATGCTTCAGATTGTAGAGCAGATACTTCCATATTTTCAACCAGCATATACGATGACAGTAGATTTAGTTTCTACTATCGGAGAACAAAGAGATATTCCTATTGTACTTACTTCAATTACAACTAGTGATGATTATGAGGGTGACTTCTCTACAAGGAGAGCACTTATCTATACAATGAGATTCACTGCTAAGACCTACTTCTACGGTCCTGTTCAAACAGATACTGCAAAAGATATTATCAAGAAGGTTACTGTTGGATATGTTGCTGGTGGTAGAACTCCTGCACCATCCAGAGAGATGACTTACAGTGTCACTCCAAGGGCAACTAGAGCATATAATGATACTCCTGTTACAACTTTAGCAGAGGACGTAAGTGAAACAGAATTGATCATAACTGTTGCAGATGCTTCTAGTATCACTGCAGATAGTTACATATACATTGATAGTGAGGAGATTTACGTTGAGTCTGTGCAGAACAATGATCTTACTGTCAGAAGGGCTGAAGATGGTTCTACTGCTGCTATTCACGTTCTCGGTACAGGAGTTAAGAATATAACTGCTGCTGATAATGAACTTATAGAGTTTGGTGATAACTTCGGATTCGATGGGTTCTAATTATGAAAAAGAACTTTGATAAATTAAATGACGCATTTGATGTTGAAGCTGAAGAAGTTTCGACAGAAATTGAAGTGAAAAAAGAAAAGAAAACTGTACCAGTTAAAGTAGAAAAGGATGATATTTCAA